AATGGTGAAAATCAAACTTAGAGAGAAATTAAATGGCAGAAAATTTAAGTAAAGAAGTAAAGTATTTAGGAAAAGATTTTGCGTCATTAAGAAATAACCTTATTGATTTTGCAAGAATATATTTTCCAAACTCTTACAATGATTTTAACGAATCCTCACCAGGTATGATGTTTATTGAAATGGCAGCGTATGTTGGTGATGTTCTAAATTACTATGTTGATAATGCAGTTCGTGAAAATATGTTACTTCACGCTAAACAAAGAAAGAATGTTTATGAAATAGCAGAGTCACTTGGATACAAACCCAAAGTAACTTCTCCTGCTAAAGTTAAACTACAACTTTATCAAACCGTACCAGTAAAGGGTTCTGGAGAAAGTTCAGAACCAGATTTTGATTACGCATTAACAATAAATCAAGGAAGTGAGTTTTCTTCTACATCAGATGGTTCGGTTACATTTATTACAGATTTAGATGTTAACTTTTCTGTTAGTAGTAGTGTA